CGTAGCAGTGGTCGTTGAGCACCTTATAAGTGTCGTCGTCCGGGTCAGCGCGACGCGACCGGCGGGCGATCGGCAGCTGCGCGTCCCAGAGCACGTTGAGAAATGGCACGTGCCTATACTTGGGGGCTTGGTGGCAGACGTTGCCGGCCCAGACGGCCAGGGCGTTTTCCCAGGTGTCCTTCCGTTTCACGAAACCGAGACTCGCCACGCGACGGCTGGGGCTGTTGCCGAAAGCGTAGCGCATGAGGCGAATCTTGTCAGGAAGCTGACGCTGGTCGGCAAACGGCCGTTTGAACGTAACGATTTTGGGCCTGATAGGGAAGATACGACCGCCACAGTAGCTGATGCCGTTGACACCCTCGGTGTTGCTAGAAACCTTGAAGATGAAGCCCAGGGTCTTGCCGAGCGCCGCGACGGCCTCGTTATAGGCCTGAGCTGTGGCTGGTTGGCCGGCGATGAGGTGTTGTTTCAACACCGTCCAGCTGCCGTCTTTCGGGTCGCGGCACCACACGACGACGACGCTGTCGTCGCCAGAGGCTGTGACGACCGGGACCATGAGCCACTCCCACCAACGGTCGTGGCCGTTGATGATGACACCGACGCAGAAAGCCATAACAAAGATGTTGAACAACGTGTTGCCAAACGTCGTGTCGGCAGTGCCTGACTTGACCGTCCCGTCCAGGGTCACCTTGACGTTGACGTGGTTCTTGGCGTCCCGCACATAGACGGATGATGTCATCTTCCTCCGGAAGACCTTGATCGACGCCTTGCTGAAGCCCATGGCCTCGTACCAGCCGATCATGACTTCGACGTCCGCAGGCGTGATGTGACCGTCCCATCGGGTCACGTCACACAAGGTGATCAGGCATCGCTTTTCTTGCATACACATCTCTTCCAACACGTCAACGATGGTCTCGCCGCGCGAGCCAGGGCTGAAGAAATGGCGGCAGCCCTCCTTCCCGTCGGGGGCGCCGCAGAAGGCCTCGCCGAAATGAGGGTCATGGCGGAAGATGCGGTCGACGTCAGGACCACAATAAAAATTGCAGGTCTCATGGCTGTCGACAATGACACGTGGCAACTTGATCTCGTCGGCGGGGTTGGCCATCGGGGGGTGGGGCGTGTGGAATTCGTTTTTGGTAAAAGCGGTTCCGTTGACGTCGCACTTATCGGGCGACGGCCAGTCGCCTTTTGCTTTGCGCCGTTCATGTGCCACCCTCACGCCCGATTTCTGGTTCTGGAGCCAGCGTTCATATTCCTCCGGGCTGTGGTAGTCGCCGCCAATGCGCTTGGGAAAGTAGCGTGCAATGTATGCAGTGCCCATAGCAGCGACGCTGGCCAGGTTGGTCTTGTCAGTCAGGGGGCGCTCACCGCACTGTCGGAGGGCGAGGCCCGCCACCGTGCAAGAACCGCAGAAACAACCGACGGCGTGAGCTAGTATCACCCCGGCAGCCCACACGCGCGTGGAGTTGGGGTCGCCGTCCGATTGGTGGAGATGGAACTTGAAGTCGCTAGTCTGGCGGATGATTTTCGGGAGCCTGTCCACGCCGTAGAGTGTTGATTCGAGGCGCACCACCTCGAACAAATGAGCGGGGTCGAGTCGACGGGGCACCAGATTGAAATCAGGGCGTTTGGCCTTGATGTAATTGGTGTTTTTGCGTTCAATGTAGACGGTGCGTTGGAACCCGGCAAAGCTGACCACCTCAGGGCGAAGGTACTCGCCAAACACGTTTTCAAACGTATCATACGGATGAATGCCGGGGATGAACCCGACAATCGATTGTATCAGGGAGATCATCCAACCGCCGTATGGTGAGAGTGAATGCGACACGAGCCAATTGAGGAGGTTGCCGACGCCGGGGTGCTTTTCGACAAAGCGTTCCGCAGGACGCAACAACTCGGGCCGGCCGGCGAAGAGCTGGCGCCAAGACCGGCCAATCTGTTCGTATCGCATGCCGTTTGCGGCCGCGCGGGAAACGCCTGCGCGCATTTCCTGCCTAAGGTTCGCGTTGGCCATGCAGGCCACAGCCGTGGCAACCAGAGCGTTGCGGGCGGCGCCGGCCTCGACGCCCATGCAGCTCATGGCGGCGTTGTGCGCGGTGTTCCATGACATTTCATCAAACAATTTCATCCGCGGGCTGCGAGAGGCCTCAAGGATGGCTTTAGCGTTGACGAAGCCAAAAGGCTTTGCAACCTGGCCCAATAATTTGTAGGGGTAGTAGGTGATGTCGTCAACGCAACGGTAGGCGGGGCCCAGTTTGACAGGAAAGTCGTCGCCTTCAACGTAGCTAAGGCTGCACGGCACGGCTTCGACGCGGCCCAACATTTCATATGTGGTCACCGTGACGTAGTTGGTCTTGTCAAGATTGGTGGCGTCAGGGACGGCGATGTAAGCGGGGCGCAGGGAGACGCGTAGGCAGTCAACATAGTCGGTCTCGTTTGGCGAATAGAAACCGTCGTGTTCCGCGTGGCACGTGACACGGTGGTGGACGGATTTCTCGTCAATGACCAACGGCTGCATGCTGACCACGTGAGATTCCCCCCGCGGTTCAAAGCGCCTGAAGATGCCGCGGCTTCTCGGGGTGTCAAGTGACACGAAAGCCGAGTCGAAGTAGAAGCACATTTGGGGCACAGGATGATCACCGTGTTCGCGCGAGGTGTAGAAACTGTTGGACAGCAAGCCCAGGCGCGGCCCCGGCCGCGTGCTAATGGTGACTTTGACGTCGCGGTGAAGACAAAGCCAGAGGATCAGAGACGCAGCGACGGGGCTAGGGTTGACCACATGTTCAACGTTGTCGCAACAGATCATGTTGGCAAGGTGGACCAGTTCGGACCACTCACGCTCGCGTCCGCTGGCCTCCGGCCAAGTGCTCGTGGCCACAACGCCGTGTCGAATGGTGGTGCCGTCGAGCAGTTCCATGGTCATAGCGCCGTCGCCAAACCCCGGCGAACAGGGGGCATACACCCAATGGCCTTCTTCCAAAGGCGGGGGCGGTTCCTTAACAGCCTCCTTGACCTCACCGGTCCACTTGATGGCGTCAGTCAAGCAATGCTTGCCTTTGTGCTTGCGGGCGTCGTCCCACAAGGAGAAGTCGTAGGTGCCACGCTTGCTAGCTTCCCGTTCTTTCTTGTTCAAGCGCGGGCCAGGGGGGTCGAAGTCCTTCATCCCGGCATTCTTATCGGCCGCGTTGCGGCCGCCGGCGGCGCTCAACATCATTAGGCAACGCGTGTACTCAGGATGCTCCAGCTCGGTCATGAGCAAGGCGAAAGCATTCCAGACCAAATGCAGGGCTTGTGCCAGAGGCCCGCAGACGCCACGAAGGGCGCCAAGACCTACATGGAAAAGGATTCTGTGAATGCGGTCGAAAGTCGTGAGCGCGTCACCGTGGATGCCGATCTCACTGACGGCATGGACAAAGCCCATGGCGATCTGGAGCCATGGGCCGACGAGGCCAAAAGCATATTGGATGAGTTCTTCCAACATGGTGGCCCCGAAGGTCATGACGACCGCGCCTATCATTGACGGGGTGTCGCGCTGCTTGATGTAGGAAGGCGTAAATCCTCTAGCGATGACAGCAGGCAACGCGGTGAGCATGCGCCAGACCAGCGGTCTACGGTGAAGCGTGAAACGCGAACTACGTGTTCGTGTCTCAGCCAACCGCTGCAGCACGTCAATGGTCAGGTTGGGATGGTGCAAGAGCGAGTTGTAGTAAACGCTGCTATGCACCAGCTCAGAACAACTGCAGTACTCTTCGACGGGGGAAAAGAGACCATGGCCAAGTGGCCGCCCGCAAGGGCTCTCCGGTGGGCCGGGCAGAGTCCTGGTGAGGACGCGGTAAACGTCAGCGAGCGTCACACAACCGTTCGTCGACCACCATCTGATGTCAACGCATTCGGGCGTTTGGTCGGGCCCCAGATGTGAAACATCATAGAGGTCGACACTATTGGGCCGCGCCAGATGGCGCAGCAGCTCCGCCACTACAGGCCCCGGCGGCGTGCAAAGGGCGTAGTGCGTGAGCAAGTCTTCCTTGACCGGCCCGGGCTCTATCCTGATAAGCG